ATCTGCTAAAGATATGCTTAATATTATAAAAACGGATATTAAAAATTTACAAGATATAAGCCCGGTAATCGACCAGGAAATTATTAAAGAATACAACTTGAAATACGGAAAATATAAGAATGTAAAGAAGCCGAATTTTGTAAACGGTTTATCATCTGTAAAAGTAAACGCAAATTCATTAGAACAAGAGATGGCGTCGGCGCGGTCTATTCCACAATCCATTCATAGTGGTGCTCCAAGTCAGGCGATGAGTGTAATGGGAATGGGTGACAACAATCATTATGGTGGTTCTGGAGGTGGTGGTTCTGGAGGATCTAGAAGAGGCGGTGGGGGTGGATCTGGTTACAATAATTTTGCAAACGACTTTAGAGAGAATGACGAATTTAATTTTCCCGATTTGAATACAAATATGGTCAATTTAAATGATGTCGCCGTAAATATTCCCTTTCCTCAAAATACTCGTGCAAACGTTAATAATTCACAGCCAAACTCGCGTATACGTTCGCCGGATGGCGCGATATCGGCTTCGGCACAACTTGTATTTTCAAATGCAATGCAAACGCCGGTATCGTCGTCTCCAGTGCCTGCGCTTATATTAGAAAACCACCAAAATAATAATGTCGCAGTTTCAGAATCATCTCGTTTATCAACACCTCAGTTGTTGGCATCCTTTCACGAACAACATAATGAACAAAATGAAATAATCAGTCGCGAAAACAATGAAAACGGCGACGACAATATAAGTTATGTGATTGATATTCCGGATGCTAGTAATAATGCTGATCCTGCCGCCGCCGCCGCCCCGTCTCCCACAGGTTCTCAAGTTGGTAGCATGCAAATGTAATAATTATAATTTTGATTTCTTTCATCTTTTAATTATTATAAAATTGAAAAAACTTTATAATAAAATGTCCAGTTCAATACACAATTCAACGATGGAACGCAAAATAGGAGGAAAAATTGATGCGTATATTATCGATCTGAAAGATGCGCTTTCATCAAAAATTAGAGAACTCGGAACTGCGGCTTCTGCGGCGGCTGCATCTTCAACTGAATCGGACGGAGTCGTCGTCGGAACCATTGAACAACTATGCCAACAACTGACAAAGTTTGTGTATGAATATGAAAAATTGAAAATGACAAAGGACGATTTCATGAAACGCAAACGTGTGAAAAATATGGTGCCGAGCCAACAACGCTGTCTTGCCAAACGCGCCAACGGTGAACAGTGCACGCGTAAAAAAAAAGAAGGATGCGACTATTGCGGAACGCACACAAAAGGTGTTCCGTGTAGTATCATGGATGATGTAGACAAACCCAAATCGAATCAACAAAGCGTAAACATTTGGGTTCAAAACATCAAGGGTATTGAATACTTTATCGACAGCTCACAAAATGTTTATAAACACGAAGATGTCATCAACAACTCCACGAATCCGCACGTTATTGCCAAATACTCGAAAAATGAATCCGGCGCATTTTCAATTTCATTCTTATAATGACAATTTTATGGGATCTCTTGTAATATTCATTTCATTGATTATTTCATTTATTATTGATTATTGTTTTTTTATTTTTTATACCTATTTTTTTTATAAAATTGATATAAAAATGTCTATATAAATATTTCTCAAATCAAATGACAACAATAAAGCTTTCAATTCCCGTCGAAGTTGAAGTCAAAACCGAATTGAAAGATGGAAATAATGTTGCTGCTTCTTCTAGTGCTTCTGCCGCTGTCGCCGCATACACTGAATCGCTGAGAATGATTCTTCGCCATGTTGCTGATTTTCATATTACAGTTGTCGATATTATTTCGGAAAAATATAACATACCGGTAGATGAAATAATGAAGACCGTTACTTCCGATTCAAGATTCACGAACATGGTGGTGGATCCGAAAATTCACCGCTTGACACAAGAAGACCATGTTGAAACAACGGCGGCAACTATAACGAAAAAAACGAGCGAAAAAAAAATTAAGATTAAACCAAAAATCGCTCCTGCTCCTGCTCCTGCACCATCGTAACACTAACATGGTGGGTGGTGATATCACATGTATTTTTTATAAAAATATATAATGACTAATGTTACGAGTATTAAATTTATTGAAATATGGTTATGTGTTTCCACGTCGTCCAAGTCATATTTTGTGTCAAATAAAATATCGGCAAAGTCGATTCCATAGTTCGTGTTGCCGTCCAAGTGGTGGTCGCGATGCGTTGACGGTTTTAGAAACAGGTAGTTGATATTGTGATTGGTCGCATACGCAAGCATCCACATTAATATAACTCTAAAATCAATGAAATAATTGACAAATGTAACAATAATAATGAGTGACCCTCCCTGTGCTAGCATGTTGTTCAAAAATTCGTATAAAATGTTTTCAGGTTGTTTATTGATTGCAGAATCATGATGTGTCGTTGTATGAAAATCAAAAACTTTGCAAGCTTTTAAAAGGATATTGTCTATGCACGGATTTATATTACTCTTTTTAAATTTATTATAAATATCTGTAAAGTTTATATGATGCGAAATGCGATGACTAACATGTCCTGCGATCATTATAAAAATATATGAGAATACAAGTGTTATATATGACGTGTTTTCCGGATTACTTTGTTTAAACATGTAAAAACACAAAATCAACGAAAAATAAAACCATTTGTTTATTTTAATGCTTTCTTTTAGTGCAGCATATAATTTATCCTTATGTAGTTGAGTGTCTTCGACTTGGCGCAATAAATCATCCCGTGGTTCGTTTTCATTTTCATTTTTTGTTTTTGTTTTTGTTTTTGTTTTTGTCTTCATTTTCGTTTTCGTTTTCGTTTTTTTATTTAGTGTTCCTTTACTTTCGTTCATTCTGTATAAATTGTGATGTTGAATAAATATAAATAAATATAAACAACTATTATATATACCAATGATTTTTTTATCGAAAGAACAACGAAATAAAATCGTTGAAAAATTAAAAACTTATTTTCAGAGTGGTAAATTATCCGATAAGTCGCTTGGAATTATGATGCGGACGTTTCATTTAAGCACTCCTATATCATATCTAATTCTTGCAGTCCTTGCACCACGGTATGTTGTAAACATTGTGGCAGCATTGCTAGTTGTTATTTTTCTCATGTTTTATGTATTCGGCGGCTGCATTTTAAGCATGGTTGAAAATAAAATATGTAATGACGATTTCACAATCGCAGACCCATTTTTAGAATTATTAGACATGGAATTAATCTCCAAGAATAGATTTGATATTTCATTAACGGTTTTTGCTATATATAATCTAATTATTGCAACAATCTACTATTTTCGGTTTTTATAATTTAATTTACTTGCGGCGCGACGTTCGTTTGTTTGATCTTCGAAGAATGCGCGATTTGGATTTGCGACCATAACGATTCGATTTATTTTTATGTTGCATCTTTTTATTTTTTTTACTTTTTTTTCTTCCTCCTCCTTGCCTTGCATAATTACCCATCCCGTACCAGTCCGTAGATTCCCCTTCTACTTCTTCTTGTCGTCGCATTATCATCGTTTTAGTTCCTTCATAGTCGTTAACATTATGATCTCTCATGTAAAATAATGTTGGTAACACAAAAGCATACGGGCGGCCGTCTAATGTGATAATGCTGCCATAGTCAATATTCATCATGAATGGTTGTCCTGCAACGTTGCTAAATGAACTTGTAGTAATCTGTAACATCATCCTCGATTTAAAATTTACATCACTAAATCCTTGCTCACTAAAAATATTTTGGTCCGTATATCCGTATTCACTTCCTTCATCCAAATTTCCAGATCGTAAAAAATATTCGTTGTTTGATAAAATATTGAATAACAGCACAATAATGTTAGCCCTAGGATTAAAAATACATCCAAATCTTATAAAAAAACGATATATATCATTTGGTTTTGTTCCCTTACTTATAAAAAAAGCTGAAAAACATGGAAATAGAACTGTTTCGATGTACTCCTGTTTGCCTTCGCCTGAGTATGCTGGTTCACATCCTGTTTGATTAAAGTATGCAGCCGTTCTTTCAATTCCAGAACTGTAAAAACTTTCAGTTACTTCTTGAGGCGACTCATCGTAATAACTTTGTAAACAGTAAATATATGTATCATCAGTAGTTAACTCATTCATTTTATTTATAACTATTTGTTGCTGTTTCGCGGTGAGTTGTGTATCCCCTCTCCTTGACATTCTGTCAACATCCTCTAGTAAAGTTTTCACTCTGTTTACACCACCCTCACGAATTAAATGACGACTACATTCTTCATCAAAAATTTGTTTAAATAAATCCTTATTAAATTCCATTAAAAAATAATTATTGTAATATAATATATATATATAATAATAAATAATATATAAATATTAAATATTATCTTTGTATATTGACTGTAATTTTATTTGTATAGAATGAATATACTTTCAACAATTCATACGAAATATCAAGGAGAAACAATGTTTTGTTTTGTTTGTGCTGCAACCGTCTTCGGATACATTTTAGGCGTAAATAGAGTGGTCGACGCCATTATGTCTAAACATTTTAATTGCTCACGTGTAAGAATGTTGAATAAATATACTCAAACCAACCTGAATGATTTGACGCAATTGTTGAGTTCAAATAATATTATTTTTTCTAAATCTAAAAATGTTCACGATGGCTCCAGTAATGATGATTCTGAAAATAATGAAGATGTAAATTCAGTTCCAACTTTTGATCAACAAGAAGAACAACAAGAAAAACAAGAAGAACAACAAGAAAAACAACAAGAAGAACAAGAAGAAAAACAAGAAGAAGAAAAACAAATTACATCTCCGCTGCCATCTTATTCCACATCAGAAGAAGATTATGAACTCGTGAGAAAAACCGAAAATGGTTCTCATTTAAAAAATAAAAATATGAAATATTTTGAATGGTTGAATATATTTTGAAGAAAAAATATATTTGTTTTGTTTTGTTTGAATTTTGTTGAATTTTGTTTTTTTAAGGTGTGGCACTCCACATGAATGGATTGGAAGACGCGCTGTTCTCATCGTCATCGTCGTCTCCACTGATATCAATGATCTCGGTATCGAGATCGGCTTCAGAATCGGTCGTCCAATCAGACGAGTAATTGAGACGACGGCAAATGTTTTCGGTGGCGTCGGCGTCGACGATCATAGAATCTTCTTGATGCGGGGTCATGCAAAACGGCGTTGAAATAATGTGAACTGTATCGTCTCCTCTCTTATCAGAAATGGGAGAAAATCCGGGTGTCTGGGGAAACATTCGATTGAATTGACTGATTTGTTGGAAACAAGCGAATCACTGCATCATTCCATATAAAATAAAAAAAAATCATTTTGGTTTTTTTTTATTGTTTTTTTTGTTTTTTTTTTTTTTTTTTTTTTTTTTTTTTTTTT